TCCTGTTTTTCTAACCATCTATTGAGAGACTCTCTACTGAACAAAGAAACATTTTTATTTGGTTTTCTCTTTTCTTTAAGTAAATAACTATCAAAAAACTTGTCTACAACTAAAGATGCAGTATTCTCGATATCTACAATTCCAGACAACTCGGGTGCATTAAAGTTTCTCTTTATCATTGCCACTAAGTTTTCCAATAGTCCAGTCTGGCGCGGCATTTCAGCGGCCGTTCGTACCATCGGTATCAGTGGAATGTTTGAATCCTTTGGAGCCGCAACAGACTTAGACATATCCAATATGCAATCTTTGACATTCAATGAAATGTCAGTCAACCTCATGGTCACAGCATCAAAATTATTCATCATGGTGCTATTCCCAGGGAGACACTTATCATAGTAAAATTGCATATCAGAAATATCGCCAGTCTTCGGAGCCGCTACAAAAAGATTAGAACCTTTAAACACCGAGTCTATCTGTAATTGCTATTGCGTACCTGCATCAACTTTGTACATGTCTAACAAGTAAGTGCTAAGCTTTTCTAAATCTCTAATAATACTAACCAAGGGATCCATCACAACTGTGTAGTACTTGAGTGAACAAGTATGCCTCGAAAGAGCAACCAAAACATGAGGACTGTCACCAGAGATGATCGAGACAGGAGTTGGGGTCAACCTCACAAGAGACACATCATTATACGTCTCACCTTGCACCTCATGCACGGTGTGTACGTCAGAGTATCCTCTCGAAAGCAGAGCTTCCTTGTCGGACTGAGTGAAGGTTAAGACCTTACCGCGCAATGGTTTGGAGATTGGGTTGATGGTCGCCGCACCACTCACCATCTCTTGGGATACCGATTTCTTGACAGACGATGTGCTCATCACAAACCCTTCGTACCTTTTGTTCAAATAGTGAGTAACGTCGGCAGGACAGCGCAGAGTAGTTCTGCGCGTCTCCACTTCGTCCACTTCCAGTTTAGCAAAATGGGCTGGGTATGGGAAACCTGTAACTCTGTTGATATACGGAATTTGCTGCGTGTCTCCATAAACATATGCAATTTCGCACAAAGACATAGACACGAGAAAATTCACACAACCAGTGTGCAACATTAAACCTTCGTCGATGAACAACCTCTTGAACTGACAGCGTGCAACTTTCCCGTAATTCATCATGAAAGAGTCTACGGTCCTTACATTGTCCTTCGTGGCCACGATAACTCCTGAGGCGTTCGCACGTCTCTTGATCATTTCCGCAGCTTGCTTGCCAGGTACTAAGATCAAATCCTCTTCAAAATTAACTCTCGAAAGGATTTCTTTGGTTTTTCCACACCCTGGGACGCCATCCACGAGTACGACTCTTGCTGTGCTAACATGTGGTTCACCATTATGAAGCAACTTCCTTAGAGTTTTAAGCTTGGCCATGTCAGAATAAAC